CTACGAGTGCTTAATTGACTGCGAGGACACTGCTTCAAGTTGTAAACGTATCTGTAGGGAGGTTTTAGTTTAGATCTAAACGTACACATTTCTATTCTAACATGACAATACACACACATCCACCTTAAATATTTCAAACAATCAAATAATCAGAAAACCCTTGACAAATACTGTCAGGGGTTTTATAATGTAAAAAAGTATATTTCCAATGGATGATATTGAAATAATAGATAATTACATTCCAGACCATTTATTCAAACCCATTGAAGAATTTTTTATGGGAAGTGGTGTTAATTTTAGAGTTACTGATGGAGCAATTACTTCCGAGGGATGTCAATGGGCATGGAATGAACAAGTAAATCGTCCTGATGATGGTTATTTTCAGTTTTGTCATAGTATATTTGAAGGGTATGTTGTTGTAAGTAAGTCTTTCAATATGATTCAACCTATTCTTGAGTATGAACGGGTTATTTCTCTTTTTAGGATAAAAGCAAATCTTAATCCAAGAACAGAAAATATACAAGTATTTGATAATGGATTTCATACAGATCATGGTAGTTGTAATTTTCCAGAACTTCCTAAGATGACTACAGCAATATTATACATTAATACTAACAATGGTTATACTTTGTTTGAGGATGGTACAAAGGTTGAAAGTGTGAGAAATAGATTAGTTAAGTTTCCTTGTAGCAAAAAGCATACAGGAACTAATTGTAGTGATGAAAAGAGGAGGGTGGTAATTAATTTTAATTGGTTTTAGTTGTAATTTATTGAGGACTATAGTATAATGTATGAACAAGCAACAGCAGAAATGAACAATCCCTTAAGTCCAGTTAAGATGGTAAGAGAGAGTTATTCAAGGTACTTACAAAAGAACTTTACTGAGGTTCAGGTACAGTTTAGAGATGAAGAACCAGCATGGATACCTTATGATACATTGTTAGCAATTAAAGAGAATGAAGTTGAGTTTCAAAGAAAGGTAAAGGAATCATATCAATGACTATTTGGCAAGACTACATTGATGCACTCTTTGATGCTTTTCCTCAGTTAAAGATAACTGAAGAGTGGGCAAGGTGGGAGAATAAGGATGCTAAGTTAATAGCAAACATCCGAACAGGTAAGCACTTCCTAAAAGCAAGAGAAGCACACATAACAGATCCAAACGCTGACATATACAATACCATACTCTATCCTAAAACAGGGGCAGATCTGCCTTGTTTTGGTATGGATCTGATGAAGTTTAGTGATAGGAAGGTCATTATAGTATTTGACTTCCAACATCCAAGAGAGAAGTATCTGTTCTCTGTTGATGGATTGCCTGAAGATGATGGTAAGTATAGATTCTTTGAGATGGGTAATCACTTCTCTAAGAATATCTTTGTACGATACTGCAAACCAGAGGAAGTTAATGCTTATTTGTCGGAATTCAAACAATACTTAGCAAAGTATAAAGAAATGATAGATAACAATAAACCTGTAGGTAATGATACCACAGTCTATAGTGACTTCGACACATATATGACTGAACTTGATCCTGTTAGGGGATACTTAAAGAATAAGTTTGGTGAAGAGAAGTCAGAATCTTTCGTAAACGATTTCCTTTTTTCCTACAAATGAGAACCCAGAATAAAGAGAACTACTATTATTTCTTTTGGATAGTTGCTATGGTTGCTTTCATAGCACCACAAGTGATGACTGCTTTTGCTTATCATAAACTTGCTGAGATTCTTAGTCAACCTGTTAAAGTTGAAGTTGTAAACCCTATGAGGATAAAGATGGGTATATGAAACCATTATTCAGAATAAGAGAGTTTGCTTGGGCGTGTGTGTCTGAGGTAGAAGATTGGTTATATCCGTATCGTGTTGATGCTACAGAACCATTGTGGGCAGAGGGTGTGGATGAGGATGTAAATGAAATTACATATCTCAAGGCACAGAATAATGCTAACAACGATAGGATAGACCGACTACAATCTGAGATGCTTTATGTTACTTCCCAGATAAATGATATAAATACTCACTTGGGAAAAAGTAAGAATAGTTCTAATGAAGGACAAGAAGGCAGCAAAACTATTGTTGAAGAGAGCAAAAAAGCATCCTGAGTGGTACACAAAGGATGAAATTAGGTATGCTAAACGAATAAAGAAGAGGATTAAACTGGAAGAGAAAAATGCAAGACAGTCTAAAGATCAATAGGAATGATAATGGATCATTTACAGTTGAGTGGGATAAAAAAGATCCTAACTGGATGTTTATGAATGACTTGACATCTGAAGAAATAGAGAGTATAGTGCAAGAAGCAATTAAGCACGATCAGAATGAGCGACAGGGACAACAACCGCAGTTATTCATTGAGTAATTTGGAAGATGCAATAGAAGATGCTTTAACATCTGATTGCACCCCAGAAGAAATATATGAGACCATAAGAACTACTCTTAGGAGGAATCTAACATATCATAGAATATGTGTAAGAACTGCTAATGAAGTCTTAAGACTTGTTCATGGAACCGAACACAAAGATAAAGTGATTAGTCTCCATGAAAAAGAGTTGGATGCTACATTAACTGATTGGCCAGACTATACAGAACTACCTGATGATAGCAGATCTAATACCTATCGTGAAGGAAAGGAAATGACCCATCAAGAAATGCTTGATGCTGGTTATGAAATGACTGGTGAAGGTATCTGGTGGCCAAAACAGGAAGAAACACCAGACTATGATAATCCTTATGTTTGTGCTAAAATAGATGAACTCGCTGGAGACAACAGAAACTAATGCTTGAAATTAACACTACCAAGAACAAAGAACTTGGTCTATGGGACATAACTGCCACCCTTACACTTCCACCAATCACAGTAACACGATTGAAGAAAGATAAGAATGACGTTGAGTATGAATTGCGTAATGCTTTCAGCGAAGTCATTCAAGAGATCGTAGAGAAGCATTGTGAGGAGGAACTGTAATGGCATTATCACAACAGGTAGAGGATTCTCTTAGAGATTCTCAAGAGGCATTGAGAAATGCACTTGCTTTTGCTGCAAGGAATGAGAAACCTTATGTTAGTAAGCATATTGCTGATATGTTAGCAAACATTGAGAATTTATTGGATGCAGTAGACATTGTTGAGAAGATAGAGAATCGTAAAGAAGGCGATAGTGGATTCTTTGGTACATATTTTAATAACGATGATGGGGATTAGGTTATTAGATAATAAAATAACATTAAATTTTTATACCTGTTTTAAAACTCATTTTGAAAATGATAAACCAACATTTAAAACAGAAACCCCATACTGGCATAAAGGAATATCAGGAGAAGTAAATGTTTTTGACCCAAACAATAATACTACCTTTCAGATAGGATCTGTAAAGGGATGTCCTGGTATTTCAAATTTAATTACAGAAGGTATTAAAGTTAAATCGTGGGAACAGGTAAAGATAAGAATATATCCTAATAGAACAGTTGAGGCATTGCCTTTGGGAAATAGATATACTAATCAACCATTAGTACAACATCCACCAAATCAATATGCAAATTTATATCCAGAAAATGCAACAGCGTTTAAATTAAATAGTCCTTGGTTAATGAGTTGTGATGAACCTATTAAGTTTATCTTTTTAGAATCTCATTATTTAACTAATTTTTTTAGAGAAAATAATTTATATATTGCTCCTGGATTTATTGACTTTAAGTATCAACATTCTCTTAATTGTCATATTATAGCACCTACAGATAGAGAACCTTATGATATAGAAATACCATATCATACTCCATTATATACATTATATCCAATGACTGATAAGAAAGTAGAATTAAAGTATCATTATATTAGTGAGAAGGAACAGGAAAGTATGGCAGATACATTTCCAAGGTGTCCTTTAAGAAAGTATTATCAATACATTAAAAATATTGGTGGAAAAGTACCTTAATAGTAGTATATCTTTATCTAATAATAAAGTAATCCTTAAGCATAACTGGATATTATAAGTAGTTATGTTATAATCCCAACACAAACGCCCTAAAACCATGATTAATTTAGACGAGAGATACCTTTCTTATCTACAAACAGATAAGAAATTTAGTATAGATGGGGAAAACGAGAATGTCATTAACTATGGTTGGCATTGTGATGGAAACGAGATAAAGGGACACTATGTCACCACTAATAATCATAAATTGTATTATAATATGAGTGGTGATTTCGTTAGAAAAGAGCAACTACAAGTTGTTTGAAATAGAGATTACTCAAACGCAAATTCGGTTGGATTATGACACACCCAAAACACGATTTAGAACACGAAGTTTATCTTGATCCCAAGGATGGGAAAGAACATATAAATCATGGTATGCTTGAATATTCTAAGGAAGACTTAGAGAATGTTCACGCAGAGTATGATGAGTATCATAAGGATGATGTAGTTGATCCAAATGAAGGTAAGATCAACGATTATCATACAAGGCACGAAGATTCACATCTTGAAGTCTATTGCGATAATCATCCAGACTCTTTAGAGTGTAGAGTCTATGATGATTAAGTGGTTATAACTATGTGACACCTGAATAACTGTCTAATACCCCTTGCATTAACGTGTGAGGGGTATTATAATATGAGTAATTAAAGGTTCAACCATGACACTTTTACCCTACATTGGATCTGTTATTAATTTGGGTAATTCATTCTCTCAGGCAACAAGACCTAAGAATGTTGGTCAAATGAGTGACTTGATACAAGAGTATAGAGAATCTACAAATAATCCATCTCAAGATGGGTGGCAGTCTTTTTATGACGAGCAACAAGGACTTGATAAGATTGATGTTGCTGCTGATAAGATATGGGAGTATGTGCAGAGAATTAAAAAGAATTTAGATGAACTTGATCGTGATGATGTATATAATTGGACTAAAGATTTAATTGTGAATAAAACATTTTCAGGTCTACAGGTTCAATTAGATATACTTGAGATGGTATCTGAAACTGGTGAGTATAGACTTGCAACTCCAGATGAAGAATCAAAGGGGATTGATGGAGTTGTTGATGGTAAGTATGTATCAATTAAACCTCATACTTATAAGAAAACTATTGAGGCAGGTAAAGAAACGATAGAGTATGATATAATATACTATAAAAATACAAAAAAAGGATTAGTTGTTACCCAATGAATCAAATTATTTGTAATGATGCCTTATCAGCACTAAAAGATATTGATGATAATAGTGTTGATGTTGTATTGACATCTCCACCATATAATTTTGATATGGAATATGATGAGCATAATGATAAAGACCAAAACGAGATCTATATTGATACTTTAATAACCATTTTTAGTGAGTGTAAGAGAACACTTCGAGATGGTGGTAGAATGATAATAAACATTCAACCAAACTATAAAGATTATTTTCCTTCACATCATTATATTACTTCGAGATTAATTGATGAGGGGTTGATATGGAGAGGAGAAGTTTTATGGTTGAAGAATAATCTTAAGAAACTAACAGCATGGGGATCATATAAATCTCCATCTTCACCATACTTAAACTATCCTTTCGAGTTTGTCGAGATTTTTAGTAAGAAAAGTATTAAGCATGAAGGCAAGAAGGAGGACATTGATATTACTAAGGACGAATTTATCAAGTATGTTAATGGGCATTGGAGTATAGCACCAGAAACAAGAATGAAAGATTTCGATCATCCTGCAATGTTTCCTGAAGAATTGGTAAAAAGATGCTTAAAACTATTCTCTTATAAGAATGACCTTATTCTTGATCCTTTTAATGGTGTTGGGACAACTACGTTAGTGTCACATCAATTAGGAAGAAGATACATTGGCATTGATATAAGTCAGAAGTATTGTGATATTGCCACAGATAGAATAGCATGTCATAATCCACTTGATAAGTTTATGTGACACTTGAATAACTGTCACATGACCCCTTCTCATGGTGGTATTAAGTGGTTATAATAAGCACATGGGAAACAAAAGAGGTTCCTTTCTACTCTGACACCGATTGAAACGTGGCAGTAAGAGCAATGCTCAACCGTCTGACGTAATCCGTTTCAACGACAAGAAGCAGAGATATGACCGAAAGGGTAATGCACAGACCCCTCTTTTTGTTTCTCTCACTATTCATTTACACATTTTCCCAATGGGTACAAGATCTCGCATAGGACTACAACTTGAAGGTCAAATCATTTCAGTATATCATCATTGGGATGGTTATCCTGAGTGGTTAGGAGTTACACTTGAAAAGAAGTTTAACACAAGAGAGAAGGTTGAAGAGTTGATTGATGGAGGAGATATGTCTTCTTGTGATTCTGAGTATGGTTGGGATTACAATTATAATACAGGTGAAGGGAAGAGAGAAGTAACTGCCCCAACATACTACTCAGAGAGAGGTGAGGACTGCCCACCAAAGATCTCTGAGTCAATTACTGAGTTTTTTGACCAAACAGAGAGAACTGATGGTGAGTATGCTTACTTATTTGACAATGGTGAGTGGACTTGCTATGATATGGGTGGATATGGCAGCAGAGCAAAGGGTACTATACTCGACATCCCTGCTGACTTTCCAGTTAG